TTGAATGATAAAACACGCTGCCTCTAGACCTAGAATCTGGCCGCATGTGTACTTATACTCCTCGTAAGAAGTAATATGGTTAAACGCTAACGCGTCGGATAGCGATTGGATTCGCTCTTTGTATTCTTTTAATAGGTACTCAAGCTCGTTCACGTTTATTCTCCTTTCTTAGGTTTCTGTTTAGCGGCCTCTGCTTGTGCAGTCCGTTGAGCTTCCGCTGCATCCATCTGGTCTAGATGTTTGTGATGGTCTAGCACATGCTTAGCGCCTTGTGTCCGCAAGTTATCTTCGTGCTGTAGGAGCTCTAATGCCTTGTCCTTTCTGTGCATGTCTTTCTCATGCTTGTGTTGCGCGGCCATCTCCGCCGTACTAATTACGTTATCTAAGTTGTGTTGTTTAGCTTCACGTTTAGCGTTTACTTGCTCCAACAGGAGCTTGCCGCCCGCTATCTTGTCCCTCATCTCAAGGTCCTTAGCTCGTAGCGTTACGTCCGCTATATCCTTTTTAGCTTTAGCCTGTTGTGCTGCGGCCTTGGTCTGAGCTTCTTGCGCCTTAATTTGCAGCTCTTGTTGCTGCATCTGGACGATCGGATCTTGAGCCTGCTGGAGAGCCTGCTGCTGTGCAGCCTGTGCTTGATTCTGTTGCAGTAGTTGTTGTGCAGCGGTAGCCAACATCGGAGCCAAACGAGCTTCCATTTCTGGATCGATATGTATGTCTTCCCCAGACTCGTCATGCTGTGGTGGTAAGCTAAAGCCAAGCTGTTTCTCAACTTCTACACGGTACTGGAAGCCTAAGTGCTCGTTGATATGCGCCATCATTGCTTGCTGCAGTGCCTGCGCCATTGGGTTGTTTTGCAACAACTGCGTGATCTTCGGATCTTGCATAGCGGACATATGTACGGTGATATGTGCTTGATGATCTTGGTATGCGAAAGCCTTTACAGGCTTCATCTTCAGGATATTCTGATTCTCAGAGACTGGATCGGTTGGCTTTTGATCTTCCTCCATAGGAATAAGTTTTGCCGCATTCTTAATCCCCAGAACTTCGAGCATCTGTCTGTGGAGTAAAGGCATGTTATAAAGTTGTGGCGCTCCCTGCGCCAGCTGGAGGACCGCCTGATACTGCACGATCTTTTGCGCCATCGTAGACGCGTTAGGGTCCGATACTGGAATAACGTCCACATTCTCGTAATCCGACTTTTTCGCTTTTCTAGACCCCTCTTCTGGATCATAGTTGTAATCCTCTGGTGTGTACTCTGCGATTATGTGCTTAAGAAGTTTGAGTTCTTGCTTCAACGAGAAGTGGATACGCGCCTGTACAGCCGACATAACCTTCAAAGTTCTTTCGAGGATAGCGAGTGTCGTGCCTACTGGGGCCTGAGCTGACATGTCAGACAGGTTAAGATCTGCGGTGTTCGCAAACCTTCTTCCTTCTTCAATAATCTTGTCCATCAGGGCAGCAAGTACCTGTGATGGTTCTTTGTATGGGAGTGGCATGATGTTGTCACGCATCGATCCACTTGGGACGTCTACGTCACGGAACTCACCCGGCGCAATCGGAGTGTCGTCTCCTTTTACCCTCAGTCCGCGTGTCTTGAACCCGCCCGGAAGATTTGCGAGTGTGCCTGCATCAACAAGCTGACGAATGATAGAAGTACCAGACTTAGCGTACGCACCGATAAGATGAATAAGGCCAAAACAATAAAAGCCAAAACCCGGAATGTAGCCGTAATGAACAAAATGTTGGCGTTTTTGGAAGGTTTCATCGTCTGGTTCCCAATTTCGACGGATTGCTAGGACCTTTTGGGTACCTTTTTCTATTGTAACTACGTAAGGAAGAGCGATTCCTGTGGGTTCTCCGTCCTCATCCACGTCTTCAAACCCCGGTAAATCGAGGTCAACGTGCATTTCTAGCACCTTGTAGCGGTCGTCAGAAGTCGCTCTAAACCCTAGTTTTTCGGCAATTTTCTTCTCAACTTCATCCAATGCAGTGATTGGATCGCCTAAATCTACGTCGCAATAAAACCCTTGGACCTGTAATGTACGGAGTTCGTTCTCCGTTTTACGCATAACGTGCGTTATTCTGGGCGAAGAATGTAGATCTGACGCGCCATACGGTACAACCATATCTTCTGCGGGTACATACATAGCAACTTGGCGCTGCATGCTAGGATCAAAATACACTTTCTTAAAGGCATTACCCGCTAAACCAAGGCCCCATAGCATTCTTTCTGTCTCTGGGCGGTATTCTGGCATCTCTTCCGTGAGCTGGTAGTTCATATCATCTTGAACCCGCTCTGCGGCTTTCTTCTTATCAGGTGTTTCCTTACCTATAATAAGTGTCTTAACCGGGCCTTGGGCGGGAAATATAGACATCATGGTCTCGGCTTGGAATTTAACCAAAGCCTCAGCTAACAGCGGGTGGTACACACCGCACGCGCCTTCCCATGGTTCTGCACGCTCTTCAATCTTTAGTCCAAGGAGTTCTAAGCCGTCTACGTAGGTTTGTATCCAGTCTCGGCGTGCCGATACGTCCGCATCGAAGTCTTCAATCAACTCACCCGCAAGCGTAGCAAGCTCTTGGTCGGACATATGCTCTGCCAAGTTGTCGTTGAACTCGTCGTCTTCCGCCTCAGCATCGGGATCAATCACAATCTCCAAGTCGCCCATTCGCATGGTCACACTTTCTGGGTCCTCGATCTCAATCTCGAACGGGGCTTCTTGTTCAGCCAACTTCTCAATGCCCATGGGGGCTGCGTACAAACCTTTATCTATATTTGCTGCCATAATAATTCCTATCTAAATGCGGGGCCGTTAACCCAAGTAACTGCTGAATATCTTACACCACGTGTAACGGGTGTAACTCTATGGGTCACATATGACGGAAAAATAACGATTGTACCCTGACATTGTTCGGGCTGCTGCGTCACACCATCAAACTCCAACTGGCCCCCATCAAACTCAGCTGGATCATTTAATAATACAGAGAATGACAGTTTCCGCATCTGCCCCATTGAATCAGGTATTCCTAAGTCTATATGCCAATTATAGTGTCCGCCTTCTTCGTAGCGGCCTATCTGCATATTCTCCATAACACCAAGGTTAAAGTTCCAACCAGAAAGCGCGTTTATATTAAGTAAGTAGGTCTGAGCTATGCACCCAAGAACGGACATCTTGTCCATCCAAGTAATCTTAGTGATCCTAGACTCGGGTCTTGTTACACCTGCGTCCTTTACAAAAACTTGCCCTTCGTACTCTTTGTCCCAATCTGCGGTGGACAAGATGTACTCACAAACTTCTTTAGGTATCGCGCCGGGGAATATCCGGTAATCGTTAATCATCAGTAATAGCCCTTTTTCTTAGCTCTAAAGTATCGAATGTCCTCTGGCTCGTCGTTGGGCAGGCGGATAAACCCACCATTTCTAAAGCGCATCAGGGCCATCACTGTAGAGTCCACCAAGTCGTCATGCGACATAAACGGAAACCCAGCCACCTCCTCCACAACTTCTTCAGCCCAACGAGTTTCTGGCACCCACACAAGACCTGAGCGGATAATATCTGCAACTGAGTTAAGTCTAGCCAGCTTATCACCTGAGCCACGGTGCGGAGTATACTCCTGCACAGCCATACCGGTCCTTCGTAATTCTTGATACAGCGCGGTACCCGCTGACTTTTTCTCCACAATAAACGCGTCGGGTTGCCACTCCCTCCACTCCTGCATCGCTAAGTCCTTTAGCTCTGGAAACTCCATACGTCGCTTAATGCTGTTCAGGAGGATGATGTTGTAGGCGTCCGTCTGGTCATTATGAAACACGCCCCACGTAGTGAGGGCGGTAAAGTCCGCACGGTTATGAGCTTCCGCCGCGGCGTCGAGTGACATTATTATGTATTCGCAGCTGGGGGGTCGTTCGGGTTTCCACCACTGCCACCATTCTCGTTTGACGATGGAGGCTTCTTCTGAGGTGGGGTTTTGCTGATACTGGGCGTTCCACTGGAAGACGGGCATGGAGGCTTTGGTTCTACGAAGCGCGGCAAGATCATAAAACTCCGGCCATAGTGCTGCTTCATCTGGTGTACCCTCATTAAACATTGCTGGAAACTCGACCACTTCGTACTGGTCGGACTCTTCGTTCTGGGTCATATCCCGAACCATTTTCCCCGTCAGATCATCCTGATGCCATCGAGTTTGTACAATAGCCACACGGCCACCGGGCATAAGACGAGTACGAGCACCATAAGTAAACCACTCATATGCCCTTTCAAATATCTCGTAGTTACCATTAATAATGTCCTGCTCATTGTGGGGATCATCAACAAGTAACAAATCGGCACCGCGACCAGCCAGAGCGGAACCAACACCACAAGCAAAGTACTCGCCACCGCGGTTAGTATTCCATCGACCAGCAGACTTATTATCCTGTGCGAGGCTAACTGTTGGGAATATGACCTTATATGCTGGTAAGTCAATTAAATTCCTCACTTTTCGACCAAAATCCACAGCCAAATCGGTTGTATGCGACACCATTAGGATCTTTTTATCGGGAAAATGACCCAAAAACCAAGCCGGAAAATAGATAGAAACAAGCTGAGATTTGCCATGACGAGGCGCAATATTGACGCAAATACGGTCTTTTCTGCCGTAGGCAATGTCCATAAGGAGGTTTGCTAGCCGTCTGTGATGCTTTCCGACCTTATAATCAGGCTGCATCTTCTTACAGAACTCTATGAGGTCTTCCCTACACGCCTTAGCTTCTCGCCTTTTCTGTACCTCATCCGCTATAACGGCAAGTTCTGTAGCTTCTTCTTCGGAAAACTTGTCCAAATTATTGGCAAGAAACTTAAGCTCCGCGTCAGTTAGTGAGGCTAGCGGATCAGACATCCCATGGTTCCTTTGTACCCAGCTCTTCATCTAGGTCTATAGTCTCACCATTGATCTCTATCACCTCGGCGTCGATCGCGTCCTCATCAGTGTGCATTAGTTTCTGAATCTTGGCACGGAGGGAGCTAACTAGCTCCTCAGACGAACGGTGTGTTACGGTAACTTCGGATTTCTCGGTAAATAGTCCTACGTCCGTGATCTTTCCTAGTAGCTCTAGGGCCCTTATACGAACCTTTGGGTCCGGGTTGTCACTCTCTAGAATAAGTTTGTTCGTAACTAGAAGGCGGATCTGTGTGGCGTTGTCCACAACACGTATTGAAAACTCATCCAGTACCCCTCTAACTTGTTTGTACGTAGCGGGGGTGAATGTAGTGGACTTCTTTAGTAGCTTCTTATTAGCTGTGACGGGTTCTTCTGCAATGTCGTAAGCGGCTTGCTCCGCTATCTTCTTATCATCTTCGTCAGGTTTTGTATCCAACCCTAGAAATTCGGCAGAGTTACACGCAGCGATCGCTTTCTCGTGAAAGTCACTGAAGGGTAGATCTTTGTCCGGCATCGGTATCGCCAGATCAGGTTCTATGTGTATTTGCACCTTCGTCTTATGTCCAGACTATTAAGATGTTGTCCAGTATATGACGAATTTGTTTTTTGTAAAGTACCTTTAGAGGGTGGCCCCCACTCTTTCTCACCTTTTTACCAGCAGTTAAGTGTTAATAAAAATGGTATGGGGGCCATAATGTGTCGGTCCTGCGCTCATTCCCTAACCCAATTGTTTAAAAAGATGTTAGACGCAGGACCAGAACTCTGGCTGGCGAAGCAAGGCTCGAACTTGCGACATGGTGATTAACAGTCACCTGCTCTACCGACTGAGCTATTCGCCAATAATCTGGAGCCGGAGAAAGGACTTGAACCCTCGACATCCTCATTACAAGTGAGGCGCTCTACCAGCTGAGCTACACC